CACCCGCTGCTCGTCGTAGAACTGTCGCATCAGCTCAATGATCAGGTAGCACTCCTTCGCAAACGCCCGGTACGCGCTCTTCAGCATGTCCCGGCTCAGCTTGCTGCCCGCCTCCTGTAACGCCGCAATGGCACTGGCAGCGGTCAGGCCGCTGGTGGTACCGCCCTGGCTCACGTCCCGGTTGCCGCTCACTTCCTTCAGCTCGCTCACCCGGGCATCCCGGTAGTTCATGCAGTTGCCGCTCAACACGTTCGTCTGCAGCGGCATAAAGCTGTCGCTGTTCAGCCGCCCTACAACGTGCACGATGTCCTTGCTAAAGTCCGCCAGCTCTTTCTCGTTCACTCCCGCCGTGTCGCTCAGCACAAAGCGCTGCTTTGCCGCCAGCTTCACATTCTCGTCCATGGCGTGGTTCATCTCGTCAATGGCGGTCTGGGTGTCCTTCATCACGTCGATGTACCCAAACCCCGCCGGGGAATCCTCCTCCATGAACAGCGGGTCAAACACAAAGGGGTACTTCCCGTGGTCGTAAAAGCCCCGCTGTGCCAGCTGCGGGTCGTTCTCGCTGGCATACAGCACCACGCCGTTGCAGTACTTGCAGTAGTGCAGCACCGTCTGTCCGCCGGGCTGCGCCTTCTTGTAGTACCAGTCCACCACCACGCTCTTGTCGGTGGTGTCAATGCCGTCGTCGTGGATGTACTGCCCCACGTCCAGCCCCTCGCCGGTGTGCCCCTCCATCTGCGGGAAGCGCCCCACCAGCTGCTCGTTGTCCTCAAGGCTCAGGCTGAACAGGTGCGGCGACTGCTGAATGTCCTCCACCCCCGGCGCCCAGTACAGCATCAGCAGGTTGACACTCTGGATGCTGATGTCTCCCAGCCCGCCCCACAGCACCGGGTCCCAGAAGATGCCCTTCACGCCGGTACCGGTCTTGAGCTTGCGCCACCATGTGTCGCTGTACACCTGCTCGTAGTTGCACTGCTCCAGCACCGCCGGGATCACCTTGGAAAGGGTCCTCGCCGTCTCCTCGTCGTCCGCCGCTCGCGGCAGCACGTTCGGCTCCGGGTAGTTGTCCATGGCGTCCGCGTGCTTGTTGGCAATGCTGTTGAACAGCCACCCGCTGGAAGGCTGCGGCTTTCCCTCCATCATCTTGTTCTGGTAGTTTTTCCAGTGCCCCAGCCGGAACCACAGCTCGTTTTCAATGATCCGCTTGTCCAGCGCCGCCTTGCCGGTCTTGTACCGCTGCAGGATCTCTCCCGCCTTTGCGATCTCTTCCGGCCCGATCACCGTTTCCGCTGCCGCACTCACCGGTGCACTCTCGCCCGCATCGCCCTGCATAAGGCTCTGCATGGGATCATCCCGCCCGGTGCCGGGTCTCGCGGTGCTCACCATCCGGTCTCCTTCGCTCATGCCGCCGGGGTTCGCTTGGGCGGGTCTTGTGTCCGCCGGTACCTGCTGCGCCCCGGCCGCCTTGGCCGCCATCGCCATGATCCGCAGCAGCTTCTCCCCATCCTGTTCGGTGTTCGTCTGCTGTCCCTCGTATCTTCCTGTCATCGCTTCTCCTTCTGCTTATACCCGCATCACCCGGATGGGGTTGCGGCGTGCGTCCATGTCCAGCGGGTCGTCCTGCAGCACCACCTCTTTGCGTACCTGCCGGGGACTGATAGGGTTTTCCATCAGCACATACCGGCACTCGTCGTAGATGTGGTCTTCCTGTGTGGTGTCAATGTCCTCCACGTTGCTCTCGTCATACACAAAGTTCGGGATGGTGCGGATAAAATGCCGGCAAGTGTCAAACACCTGAAACATCGGCCGCCCCTCCGCGTCAAATGCCAGCCGGTAGTGCAGCTGCATCTTTCCCGCAATGCGTGTGTGGTCGCCCGGCCACCACGTCACAAAGTACGGGTACTTCTCCTGCATCTGGGCAATGCTCTCGCCCTGGCTCTCGTTAAAGATGGCCGGATCTGCCACTCCCTGGATCACCCTGCCCTTCAGCATCGGGTCGTTCTGCTCTGCCTCCCGGATGCGCCTTGCCTGCATGTACACCACCGTGCCCGGCCCTGTGGGTCGGTTGCGGCTCATCAGGTAGCTGTACTCCTCCCACGTGAAGTGTGTCAGCTCGTCCACCCCGATAAAATCAAAGGCCTTGCCTTGGTAGTTGTACTTGTCCTGCGTGCGGAACATGGACCCAAAATAGATCTTCGCCCCGCTCGGGAAGGTCCACACATGGCTGGAAGCGTTGTACCGCGCCTTCGGGAAGGCCGGTCTGTAATACTGCATCGTCTTGTCGATCAGTTCCGAAAGCTGCGGGTAGGTCTTTCGCACGATCAGTCCGCGGTAGTGCGGCACGTCCACCTGCCGCAGCGTCTCGATCACCAGTGCGTCGCTCTTGCCGCCGCCTGCCGCCCCGCCGTATAACGCCTCGTCCTCGCACCGCCGCATAAAGGTAGCCTGTTTCGGCTGCGGCTTCCACACGATGCTTCTCTTATGCCGTCCCGCTGCCATCCAGTACCACCTCCGGCCTTTCGTCCTCGCTCTGCGGCTCCATCAGTACAGTCGGCACGCTCTGGCCGCTGTCCCTGTCTGTGTCCGGCACCAGCGCCGCCGCGTTCGCCGCCGCCGTCAGCAGCACCGCCCACAGCATCAGCCGGATCTTCTCCTTCTCCACCCCAAACCGCTTGCAGGTGGCGTACTTCACCCGCCGCGCGTAGTTCTCCACGTCCTTCCAGCAGGCAGCCTCGTCATCCGGCAGGTAGCAGTCCTCGTATGTACCGGTCAGGAAAAAACCGCGCTTATCAAAATTCGCCAGCACCTTCCGCTGCTTCTTGCGCATGCTGGCGGCTTTATTCCGACTCTTCTGCCCCTTGTCGCTCTCCTTGCGCTTCTTTCCCCGCTTGCGGTGCTCCTGATCCGTCACGGCATACACTCCAACGGCCATGTACTCGTCCCCGCACCGGATCTTCTTTTCCCGGATGTAGCTTTTCCGCATAGGCTGCTCCTGTAATTCTCTCTTTTGTGACCCACACAGTCACAGAAATAACGGGTATACTAGCTCCCCAAAGCGCCCACCCGGACGCTTTTTATAAAAAGGTATCAGACAAAACGCCTGCCGCCGAGCCTTCTCTCAGCAGCACCCGTTCCTACCTGATGCTTCTGTGGTCGCCAAAGCCCCCGGCCACGCACTCACTGCGCCGCCGGGGGCTAATTTCGGGTTCTTCCGCCCCTTGTGCTCTTCTTTCTTCTTGTGGAAGTCAAAACCACCGGCTCAGCCGGTGGTTTTGACTGCGCCGTCTTTTGCGCCACTAAATAAAGCAATTTCCAGATAAATAGGGGTAATTAAGGCACAATCGCCCACTTTCCCATCCCCTGCCGCACAAACAAAAAACCCCGAAAACTGGCTTCACAAGCCAACTTTCGGGGGTTTCTCTTTGGAGCTACTGACCTGATTCGAACAGGCGACCTGCTCATTACGAGTGAGCTGCTCTACCAGCTGAGCCACAGTAGCACATTGCACATCTGCTGCAACAGGCAATATTTTACCATATTTCTGCGACCCTGTCAAGGCCGGATTTCCTGTAAGCGGGGGCAGCTTTTGCAGGGCGTTTCACAAAAAGTTGTTGCATTTTAGCCCGGCGGCTTTATAATAGAATTGATTGTGCAAAAGGCCGCGCCTTTTGCCGGAAAGGACGAGCTGCACCATGATCTTTGTTCCCCTGCTGCACTACTTTTTGTGCAAGAATGATTACAGCGGCAACGAGGCCGGGCTGCGCTACCGGCTTACCCCGGGCAAGCGCACCGTACCGGACCCGGACGGCGGCGCGGATGCCACCAAAGAGGAAAAGATCCTCACAGTGGACTACTGGCCCGCGCCTTGGACGATCGACAAGACCGACCCCGCCCTGCGCAGCCGGGAGGTATTCCCGCTTACAGACGAAGGGCGTGCCGCCGCTGCGCAGTATCTGAAAGACGCCTACGATGCCGAACCAGAGCGCTGGAACAACTGCCCGGATATGATGGACTGCGAGCCTTGGGAGCCGCCCGCCGAGCCGGATACTGCCAACGAATAAACCAAACGAGGAAATCATGATCTACCGTTTGAAAGAACTGAAGGGCGATACCATCGCCGTGCCGCAGCTGGTGTTCTCCAAGCTGGGCATTGCCGAAGAATACAATGTGCGGGTGGCGCTATATGTGCTGGCCACTGGCGTGACCGACCCGGACAAGCTCTGCGCCGACCTCAAGCTGCGC